AATTGCACAAGAGATGGAAAACTTAAAAAAACAAATGGAAGAGGAGTAATGATTGATTTAAAAAAGGTCTATGACCTTCGCAATGAACTTGATAGACTATCAAAACAAATGGATAGTTTTATCAAAGACTTAATACAAGATAGATTGGAGAACGATGCAGATAAAAGAACACAAAACTAGAAACCTACCTAGTCTAATTGGTGTCTTTAGATTATCTAGAACTTGGACTATGGACGAAGATATTATGACTGGTAAGATTACAAATAAAGAATTGGAGAAAGTGACTTTACAATGGACAAGATAGATAGAGTACAAGAAAACAATCTAATGCCTTTTGAACAACAAAAGAAAGATGCCTTAGATGACAGAGCAACTTCTATGCCCAAAAATGTTGACGATGTAGGTATTAGTCGTGAATGGTGGATGGTTGACTTTAGGACTCAGTGGCTAACTGAATATCCTAAAACAGAAGAGACTATGAGTGAAGAGCTATGGAAGACTTGGTATAAAAACTTTTCTGTCTTTACTAGACAAGATATTAATTATGCTTTTAATGAAGTAAGGAAGACACCAAGAGATTACGGTGGTCCTAATCTTTCTCATCTGTTTAACACGTTGATGCAAAATGGTCAGAAAAGAATCAGAATGGATGACGTTGGAAAAGTTGAATCTGCTTGCAAAGATAAAACAGTAGGTCAATGCGTATTCGGAGACCCTTACTGGCAACTGAATAAATACGGTACACATGATTTTAGATTGCTCTGTGTTATGGAGTGTGACAAATCTACTAAATCTTATCCAAATGATTTTCAGAAAAAACAGAAGCCCGAACCAAAAACTAAAGGTGAATGGTTTGTTATGGTTGCAAGTTACATGGGGAATGATGATTCCATTATCATTGAAGGTACAAACAAAACTGGTAAAGACAGGAAGTTTGAAACCTATCAGTATGGTGAGTTATTCCCAGACGGGAACATTAAAGAAGTACTTAAAAGCTATGGACTAAATGAAAATTCAACATTCATTGAGCAATGCATGGCTATAAGTGAACTTTCTAGGACTAAGAGTATTGGAACTGACGTTCTTTAAATTGGACTTTTAAGAATGTTATAATGGGTATGTCGGCTTCCCGTGAAGTGGAAACACTTCGAGCTGACTGCCCTCCCATCAACAGCTTTGTCTTATGGCAGAGCTGTATTTTTTTTTGAAATAAGCTTGACACGCAGTTACATTTTCCATAGGATTATATATATAAGAACAAAAACAATTAAATAAAGCTAATCGACGGTCTTAAAGTGTAAGCCATAAAACGGAAAGCTTGAATACTTAGGGTGGGTAGCCCAAAAAGGTCAAGCAAGTACTAATTAAAAATCCTAAAAATAAGGGCAAAATCGCTGGCTATCGACAAAACAGCATAAGATACCTTTCGATGTGTCATCGGGGTGGAAAGTAAGTATTGTACTGACTTTGCGTTGTCGATAAGTCGTTTGTCTAAAAAAAATGTTAGGGGGGTGGCCGTTTAAAATTGTAGCGTTGCATAGGGAGCAATTGATAAAAAAGACTTAGGTCTCGACCCTTGTAAGCCACCGAAGTGCGTTTAATTGTTTGAGATTAGATTCGGCCCAGCAGACATGCTGGGCTGTTTCTATAAGGAATGAATCAATAGAAAGTAAAAAATGTTAGAAAAAAATAAAGAGCTATATACAGAATGTGCGAAATGTGGTTTACCACTGGAATCGAACAATCAAGGTGCATTAGATATTATGTACAACGGTGGTTATGGTGACTTTGTAGACAATTATGATGGTGAAGAATTATTCTTTCGCTTATGTCACAAGCACTCACATCAGTTTGCGTATTGGCTCAACAACGAAAAAGCTTTGACTAAATATCATGGTCATGCTCATAATGGTTCCGAAAAGGGATTTTGGTATGGACACATTGGTTGGGACCAGTACACATGGTTATCGCATCTCAATATGTTTTTAATGCACTTCGTATTCGACGGGTTTAAATTCGCACGTCTAAATTTTGTGAAAAATGTTAAAAATAGAATAAACTGGTGCCGTGAAGACATAAACGATTCATCTTCTCCAATACTATGGAAAACTGTATTTCGTAACTTATTTTTTCTTTCCAATGTGTATAAAGGTTTTTTTGTAGGAAAGTATAGAAAATTACTTAGACGTAGATTTCTAAAAGCTAAAGCATTATATCGTAGTAAAAATTCGCTTTCTGGCGAATTATGGGACAAAGCCGTAAAAGGTGAATTTTCAGACTCCGAAAAAGCTTTGCTCATTGATATTGGTTCTATATTAAAAGAACAAGAAGAGGAATAATCCTCTTCTTTTTGTTGTTAAACTAATATAGATGCCAAAAGATATATTAGAACCAGTTGGTGAGGCGAAGAAAAAGGTATTTGATATAAAATTTCCTCCTTTGCATGATGCCCAAAAAGAAGTACATGAGAGCCCCGCTAGGTGGAAAATTCTTTGCGCTGGGAGAAGGTTCGGTAAATCTAGATTAGGCGTGCAAATGTGCATGGAAGTAGCTCTCCAAGGTGGTAGAGCGTGGTGGGTAGCACCTACGTTCGCAATTTCAAGAGTTGGCTGGAGAGATATTCAAGCAGCGGCAGCATCATTCCCAAAAGAAATGGGTGTAAACATCAAAGTTGGTGATATGCAGGTAGATTTTGGCAATGGTGGTTTTATTGGTGTTCGTTCTGCTGACAATCCACAACGACTTCGTGGTGAAGGTCTTGACTTCCTTGTTATGGACGAGGCGGCTTTCGTTAAAGAAGAGACATGGACTGAAGTACTTAGGCCTACTCTTACTGAAAGAAAAGGTTCTGCTTTATTTATTAGTACTCCAAAAGGAATGGACAACTGGTTTTATAGATTATTCGAAAGAGCAAGTCAAGGTGGAGACTGGGAACGTTTTCAATTTCCTTCAACTTCAAACCCTCTTGTTGAAGAATCAGAAGTTTTATCAGCTAAAGATGAAATAGGCTCTTTAGTGTTTGCTCAAGAATATATGGCACAATTCATATCTGAAGGTTCTCAGATGTTCAAACAAGATTGGTTTAGATATTATCACGAAGGTGTTGGCCAAGTACATGTTGATGGTGAAAAGTATGATTTAAACGATTTAGTCAAATTTGGCACTGTTGACTTGGCAACTTCTACCAAAGAATCTGCTGACTACACAGTTATAGGAAGTTTTGGACTTCATCAACCAACTAAAAAGCTTTTTGTTCTAGATATGCACATAGAGAGAATGGAAGCTCCAGATATTATTCCAGCAATAAAACGTCAACTTATCAAACATAACCTTGAATGGGTAGGAATTGAGCGTGCAGGTTTCCAATTAGCCTTAGTACAGTTTGCGAGAAGAGAGGGATTACCAGTTTTAGAATTAAGAGCTGATAGAGACAAGAGACAAAGAGCCCTTCCTTTATCTGCTAAGATGGAAGCAGGATTAGTTTATCTTCCTAAGAATGAAGAGTACTCTTGGGTAGCTGACGTAGAACGTGAATTACTTACGTTCCCAGTTGGTGCTCATGACGATATAGTCGACTGTTTATCCTATGCAGTAGTACAAGAACGACAACAAAGGAAATGGGAAGCTTATTAATGGCTGAAGAGAAAAGTTTTTATAGAAGAGCAGTAGATTATCTACAAGCTCCACCAGAGAGACAAGTTAAAGGTTTTGCGTACAATCAAAGTACTAACTCTGCTCTCGACTCTGCTGTATTCGGATACAATACAACATCTGGTTCTATTCCTCAAAAACTACTTGAGGATATAGGAGAAGGCACAGGTAACTCTGCTGTTGTTGCATGTCTTAATGTTTTAGCAACCTCTTATGCAGAACCTCAACTTAAAGTTTATAAAAAAGATAGCGATGGACCAAATGAAGTTGTAGCTCATCCAGTAGAACAATTACTACAAAGGCCTAATCCTTTTACTTCTGGCTCTTTACTTTCTCATTACATTGTTACAGCTATAAATGCTAGCGGTGACGCTTATCTTTTAAAGGTAAGAAACTCATCTGGAAGAGTTATACAACTTATACCTATGATGCCAGACCGTGTAACACCAAGAGGAAACGAAGATACTCTAATTACACACTATGAGTATTACGGAACATCTAAAACAATGGGTGAGTTCGTAGTTATTAAAAAAGAAGATTTAGTTCACATACGACAAGGAATAGACCCAAATAATCACAGAAGAGGATTTGCCCCACTCAAATCAGTTCTTCGTGAGTTAATTGGTGATGAAGCAGCAGGACAGTACGCAACTGCCTTACTTCACAATATGGCCGTACCTGGCGTTATCTTAAGTCCAAAAGATGACACTGCTGGTGGACCATCAAGAGAAGAAGCTGAAGGTATAGCTAAAATGTATAAATCTAAATTTGGTGGAGCTAATAGAGGGGCACCAATGGTTCTTACAGGAGCTATGGATGTTAAAACCGTTTCATTTTCACCAGACCAAATGGACCTTAAAGAATTAAGAAGACTTCCAGAAGAGCGAGTATCGGCTGTTCTAGGCGTCCCAGCAATTCTTGCAGGACTCGGAGCAGGTCTAGACGCAGCAACTTATAACAATACAAAAGAATTAAGAGAGTTCTTTACTGAGCAAAAGCTTATTCCATTATGGAAGACCGTAGCAAATGAATTAACTCATCAACTTCTTCTTGAAGATTTCACTAATGATGTAACAAACTATTGCGCTTATGACTTAAACGAAGTAAGAGCTCTTGCATCTGATAAAAATGATACATTCAAGAGAGTAAACATGGGTGTCGCAGGTGGTTGGGTCACAATCGCAGAAGCAAGAAAAGCTGCTCAATTAGAAAGTGATGAAACTCATGATGTTTATTTAAGGCCACTTAACATGGTTGCTGTTCCTATAGAGCAAGGCAATCAACCATATCAGATTCAAGAAACACAAGAAGCTGATAAAGGTATTTCTAAAAAAGATACATTATCTACAGTAGATTTTGGAGTTGAGTCAGTCAGACAAGATAGAATTGAAATGACAGAAGAACCTCGACATGAAGAAAAATATGTTGCTGAAATGCCTAACGGTGCTTGGTGTGTTCTTAGTCATGAAGACAATAAACCTATTAAATGTTTTAAAACAGAAGCAGAAGCAGAAGCTTATCTAGATGACATGAAAAAAGAATTCAAGGCTGCTTCAATATCTGCTAAGGTTAAAAAAACACTACAAAAAAAAGTAAAGGACCACAATGCA